GCAAGTCTTTTATTTGTGACATTAATGCACGAATAGCATTATTTATGCCACTTGGTGGGCATCCTTCATCTATGTTAATTCCAGCAATATCGGTGTTTAAGTTAGCACCGGCACTGGTAGATGAATAATCTGATATTTTATCTTTTGACATATTTTACCTCTTATTGATTAATCCATGTATTAGAAGATGCTGATATTTCTGTCCATGTATCTGAAACAGGTGTAACATCATTCCATGTGTCGCTTTCAGGTGTAGTATCTGACCAATTCTCACCTATTATAATTCCATTTGCCACAATAAATGCTCTACCATTTACAGTAGCGTTCATAATCTGAACTTTACCACCTAAGCAAGTAACACTTGCTAATCCTGTAATTGTAGCAACACCTTGTGCAATTTTACCACCTAGTGCTGTTACAGTTGCTTCTGATTGTATATCAGCAACACTTGTTCTTATTCTTAAACCATCACCAGTTACAGTAGTAGCTGTTGTAATTGCTCCGTCAGCTAGACGAACTCTAGCATATTGAACAGATACATTAGCTTCTGCGGTAATAGTAGCATCACCATTAACAGTATAGTTACCAATAGCATTAATAGTAGCATTGCTTGTAATACTTGCAATACCACCTCTAATTGCAAATCCATCTGCTGTAATCGTTGCAGTTCCTGTAATAGATCCTGTAGATGTTTTAACTAATCCACCTGCTGCCGTTACAGTGGCATCTGCGGTAATGTCTGCTGATCCTTCTGTTATCTTTGTTGGCGTTGCTGATACTGTTGCAACTCCATCGATTGACGCATTAGCAAATAATGTACGACTAGCATCTGCACTAACTGTTGCTTCACCGGTAACAGTTGCAGCAGCTTCTAATATACAAACGTTTGGATCTTCCCAGACAGCACTGTCTAATGAAAACGCAAGAGAATCTAGATTACCAAATTGGTCTAATTGTTCAAGCGTAAAAGGACCGCAAACGTCTGCCATAATTAAGCCAATGTAACAGTTAAGCTACCGATTGCTATCTTGAAAATATCTCCAGTATCGATCTGCTTGCTTGAGTCAAGGGCGGTGTGATACAAAAGATTGCCTGTTGTTAAAGCATCATAAATGCCTATGTGAGAAATTGTACCCCAGTTTCCTGTGGCTTGGTCAAATTCTACTGCTGCATCGTTAGAAATAGATCCACTTGTGCCAGAAGCTGTACCAAATGTTACTGCTTTTCTAGCATAAGAACCACCAGATACTTCTGTACCTGAACCTGCGTCTGTTGGGTCAGTTGTAAATAATGCTACATAAACTGCTGCAGGTGATGTGTAAGTTGTGCCATTTAAAGTTGCATTTAACAATGCGTTCTCTAAAAAGTCGCTCATTTCTGCCATAATATATTCCTTATCGTGTTGTTACGTTTAATGAAGTGTTAGGATATTGTTTGCCTTTATCACTTAACATGATGCTTGCAATCGCTCTATCGTACAAACTAGCCCAAGTTTGAACTCTTGCATCATTCATCAAGTATGGTTCAGCTTCAGCTAAAGTTGCATATAATAAAGCGTCTGGGTAATTAGCTAAATACACATTACTAGCTGTTGTGCTAGAAATAAATGTAGGTTTAGCGTAATAAAGCATTTGCATCGTTTGACTAGAGTCAGGTGCTGGTGCTAATTTAAACTCCTGATCTAATATCGTGTAATAGTAAGGCTTACCTGAATTAGTAGATTGTTTGTTTCTGTAAAATAAATCAGGTGTTTGATATTCCAATGTTATTGGAGGATTGCCTAACAAATGCAATTCTTTTGTTTCTAAAAAATCGTTTGGTAATGCTACTGTTCCGTCAGTCGTAGATGTTGTAGCTACTTTTAACATCTCTGTTGTTCGTAACTCTCTACTTATTCTGTGTTGTGCTAGAGTAATAAAATCAGGAATCTGTGTATTAAGATCTGATCTAGCTAGGTAGTTTTCAACTACTGTTACAAAACTTGTATAATTAGTAAATGCCATCTAATTGCCCTTTTAATCGTTCCCAACATTGATCCATTTCGCTTTCATGCCATTCTGCTGCTGCTAATGACCTTAACCATGGTTCTCTATCAGGATATGTTAAGTTTTCTATATCTTCTAACTTGTTTGAAATTGGTATTGCAGGACTGTAATCAGATACAATTACAGGAACTCCGTATAAACTTGCCTCTATATCAGCAACACTGCCAAAACTAACTACACAGTGAGCATTTTTAATATAATTAACTAATGCACCATCTGATTTACGCTTTACAATGATCTTGCGTTTAGAATATTGTCTAATTTGTTCGACAGTTTCATCTAGCCATTTATGAGCATTATAAATAAAAGATACTTTATCTGCAGGTGGTAATATCACAATATCATTACCTTCTCGGTATTCTTTCATCTTAGGTATTTTGCGATCAGAAGGTCTCCAATCGGTGCAATGATAATTGCTTACACAAAACCTTGCCCATCTCATGTGAAAATCACGATTAAAATAACCATGATCTATGTAGATGTATGGGATGTTTTGGCTTCTACATTCTATTTGGATATGATCGCAACCATGATTATTGCCTACAATAACAGGTATATCTTTACCATTCCAATTCTTTGTAACTTCACCGCCAGAGTATTTATGTAGACGTTTTAATACATTATCTCGTCTATCGATACCAGTTAGAATTAATTGCATGAAAGCACATAGTCCCCTGCAATTTGACCATGTAGTGTATATCCCCAAGACTTAAGTAGATCTACTGCTTGAGTATCTTTTAATCCAAAATTTTTACCTTTATTAGGTTTTTGTTCTACGATAATGGTCGGTTTATGCTCTTTAATTGTTTTCTCACCGCCTAGTAAGATATAGTATTCAAAACCTTCTGTATCAATCTTAATGAAGTCAGGCTTTATTCTAAAACTGTCTAGTAATTTACATTCAACATCATCACCATCTTGTACCCAAGAATCTCCACTTGATCCATTAGTGGTATGAATAGAGACTTTCTTTTCTTCATTACCTAATGCGTATGGATATAATTTGTAGTTAGGTGATATAACGTTTTTAACATAACATTCACGATGATCTTTAACAGGCTCAAATGCGTGTACTTGTTGAAATAACTTAACTAAGTGCATAGACCATAAACCACAATGTCCGCCAATATCAATACATACATCGAACTTCTTAACAAAGTTCATGACTTCATCTAATTTGTGTTTTTGGTATGACCAACCTTCACTTTTAGCAAACATCAATAGATGTTCTTCGTGGTCAGGTAGCCATATCCCTTTTACGTTCTTCATCTATTACGATTCTTTCTAGTTCATCATGTATTGCTTGTAATACAAAATCAGGCTTTATCTTGTCAGAGTTTTCTCGACAATGTTTGCATACATCACCAAATGTTCCACAAGGTTCACCGCCATGATATAAATTAACATGATTGTCATAACCTAAATGTTTTGGTGAAGTAAATCCTGTCCAAATAACAACTGCTGGTATTCCTAAGGCTGCTGCTGCATGGTGTAATCCACCATCTGTTCCCACAAATAATGTAGCTTTGTTAAGTATTGCTAATGCTTGTCTAAATGTAGTTGTTTCAATCCATTTAGTATATTTCTTAACTCTTGCATCACCTATTTGTACCCATGGTAAGTCATTTTTAAGCAGTTCTTCCCATTGATGCCATGCTTTATTAACTGTGTGCTTATAAACAGTTTTAACGTTAGGTTCTACAAGAATAAATGGTTCAGATATTTGTTCATCTGCCCATGTTTTTTCTGCATCAGATAAATATATTTCACCTGGTCTAGGTTTAAAATCATCGTTAAATATTATCTTACGATTAGGTGTTTGCCCTTTAATATAAGGTCGATGTCCAGGATAATCTTTTACCCATTCTATTTCTTCTGTATCATTTGTTGCCATTCTAGGATTATTGGCAAATACGTTAGGATCAAGATAAGCTCTACTTCCATCACCTAGAGCTACCTTTTTCCC